ATCGCGAATAGTCAGAGTACGAACCGCAGGATTAGAAGACAATATTGCATTACTTCTCGGTATTACCCGAGCTTTCGCCAACCTGTTCTTCTTTTTCACCATTATTCATTAATTTTGCCTGCTCAACCCAGGCTTTTGATTCCTCATTTATTATCTCTAGATCCGCATGGTTGCGGAAATCTCCCGCAAGTTGAGTACGCCACATTGAGCATGCAGCCGGATCTTGGGTGGCATGAGAGAAGAAGCGAAACAAGGTTTTACCCTTATTCAACGGCCAAGCTAGACCGTTAGACATCCACTTATGTGAACAAAATTCTACTCCCTCCAATTGCTTGAAGTGCTCGAATTCCTTCACAGTGTGTCCCAATTCTTCCATCTTTCTCAGGTAAGCCTCCGTCACCCTTTTTCTCACTTTATCGTCTCCCATGATTGCCGCACAAAGTGACTGCTCATAATCGAAGTTATCTAAGTTACCCCCATTTTCACAATGTTCTTCAATAAGAATTATTGCGTCCAAGAGAGCACCGATATGAGAGTTTGACGAACTAGTATTCAACCAGCCACTTGCCATTATCCCAAAATCTCCTTTCTGTGCTATCAATTCTCCATTTGGCAAAGCGAACACTTTGTGTGAGATCGCATAACACCGCACTCGGTTCAAAAAGTGCCAGGTGGAATCACGTGAAGACTTAGCTAAACGTCTACGTAGTTCAGCTTCCGCTTCCAGTTCCCAACCTTGGACACTCCAATCCCATGCCTTGATGTCAATTGAAGTCAACTCTCCATGTTCACTAAGAACTTCTTCGAAAAATTTCCCCATTATTTTCAAACCATCGTCATCCAATCCTATACCCGGTTTTGAAATGCACTGCTCCCAACTATCAATTTCTCGATTGTTTTGAGCTTTGTACAACAACCGGTCAATCATTTGGTCGTCGACGGCAACACCTGAAATCAATCTAAACAAACCCGCCAAGACCTTAGTCTCCTTATGAGGTTCGTCTTTAACGAATAGTCTGATAGGACTACAGATGTTGTTTTCTATTAATTCTTGCGGACTCATCTCAAAAATTTTCTCACCTTGGCTTAAAATTCCCAATATTCTGTTTTCTACACTTTTCTTGAGCACATCACCAACAATCGCCAACACCTGGCTATTCGTCGCGGCATATTTCATCCACGGCACACCAGGGGTGGCATCCCCTTTCAAGGATGCCGCTGACTCATCAATTGCCGATTGAAGGCAACTGATGCAGAGGCCGCTCGCCCCCGCATCTCCCATTCCGCTTTCTGCGCCGGATGCTCTTGTACCAAG